CAAATATAACAGCTAAGAATGAAGGTGAAAAAGTTTTATTAAAAGCTATTAAAGCACCTTATAAAAAAATTCTTACTAATGCAGGTCTTGAGATTGTTTACCCTCAAACTAAAAATAGAGGTTTAAATGTGGTTACAGGTAAAGACGTTAATATGGTACGAGCCGGTATTATCGATCCATTACTGGTTACTAAAAGTGCACTCAGAAACGCGGCATCAGTAGCAACAACAATATTATCTACAGATTGTGTAATCAATAATCTAAGAGTTGGAGATGAAAGCAATAGGTAGAAACTTAATTATAGAAAAAGTAAAAGAAGGGACTACTAAAACAAAAGGTGGTCTACTTCTTGCTGAAACTCATAGAGACGATATAAGATATACAGAAGCTAAAGTTATCTCTATTGGAAATGACGTTGAAGGCGTAAAAGAAAATGATAGTATATTCTTTGATAGACACGCTGGTCATAAAATAGAGATAGGTAAAAATTCTTATCACGTTATTAAATTACAAGATGTAGTTATTGTTTTATGAAAAGGCTAGAAGCAAGAGATATTAAAGATATAAACTTGTTAAAACATTATCGTATAATACGTAAATGGGCTTGCAAAAACAATAACCTTAATGACGCTGAATTAGAGCTTCTAATATATCTTGATTGTATGGAATATTTTTCTAAACAAGATTTTAAAATAGGTACTTACTCTTATAGTTGGGATAACCGTCGATGGAATAAGCTTTTAAAAGAAGGTTGGATTAAAGTTTGGAGGCACAGAAATAGAACCACTCAAAAATATAATATATATGAAGTTTCTTTTCAGTGTAAACAACTAATAAATAGAATGTACAGAATTATGCTTGGTGAAGAAGATATACCAACAAGTTCAAGAAGAAATAAAATAATAAGTGGTAATAGTTACACAGATAAGGTTTTAACTACAGCCATATACAACGTTAATAACGATAAAAAAAGATAATTATGCCTACTTACAATCAAGATTTAAAAGCTACTACTGGTAATGCACCTACGATGTACATCGACCCTATTACTGGGCAACAAACTCCAGATCAGCAAATGACATACACACCTCCAGTCCCAGCTAATCAAATGGGTGTTGCGAAACCTTTATTTAATGATTCTGTTGTAGCTGCTGGTAATCAAGTTTTTGGCGGTGTAGATCAACGACAAAGATCATTACAAAATGCATCTGGTCAAATTACAGCTCCTATGTATTTTAAAGATCAAACAGGTGACGGTAAAATAACACAAGCCGACGTTATAAAGGCTAGAACAGAAGGATATAAAAAATAAATAAATAAATTATGGCAAAGAAAACAAAAGATGCTTACGGAACTGTTGGTGAAAACACTTTATGGGATGGGCCGTTAAGTCAAGTAGGAAGACCTCATGGGTCAGGATCAAGTAGTGGTATTACTGGGATGAAGTTAAAATTGGATGGTGTACCTTACTCTTCTGGGCCAATCACCCAGAAAGCTAAAAAATAATGGTTTCATTAAATGATATAAAATTGTACATATTTAACGCGAGTGCATTTGCAGTTTCTTTATCAAATATTGATGTTGCTTTAAAGTTGACTTTATTAGCGGTGTCAATTGGTTACACTATACAGAAATGGTACAATTTAAATAAAAAATAAATGGCTAATTTAGACAAATCTAAAATGGCTTGTAACAAGCCTAAAAAAACTCCTAGTCACCCAACTAAGTCACATGTTGTTAAAGCTTGTGAAAGTGGTAAAGAGAAAATAATTAGATTCGGTCAACAAGGTGTTACAACGGCTGGTAAACCTAAAGAAGGGGAATCAGATAAGCAAAAAGCAAGACGTGCTAGTTTTAAAGCTAGACACGCTAAGAATATTAAAAAAGGTAAAATGTCTGCTGCTTGGTGGGCTGATAAAGTAAAATGGTAATTATGGAAAAAGGACACTACGGACAATATACTGGCAACGCTAGATGCAGTAGAAAAATGGAAATGATTCACGATAGAGAATTAATTTACGATGCTAAGCAACAGTTGCATCGAGCCGATGAAGATTATAAATCTGATTCTCCAGCTAAAAAAAAAGGTTGTAGCTACTAATATGGCTTTTAAGTTAAAGTCTCCGTTTGACTGTGATAATACACCTATATATAGTACTGATATGGAGGATGGTGTTTTAGGTTTAGCTAATAACAACGGTACAATACTTATATCTAAGTATTTAAGTCCAGCAAAAGCTAAAGAAGTTATTAAACACGAAAAAGTACATATAGATCAAATGAAACGTGGTGATCTTGACTACGATGATAACAACGTTTATTGGAAAGGTAAAAAATACTCAAGAAAAATAATGGACGAAGGTGCTAAAAATTTACCTTGGGAAAAAGAAGCTTATAAAAAATCAAAATGAAAACTTCAAAAAAAGGATATTTAAAAAATAGCCCTGACGTTAATAAGCCACAAAATATTATTGCTGGTAATAAAATAACAATGAAAGGAGTTGAGTTTAAAGTACTAGGAACCGATAATAATGGTTTTAGTAAGATAATGTACCCTGGTCATGATTATGTATTTCCTGGCGCTAAATATGTGGTTGAAAAACCAATTAAATAAATTAAATTAAATTAAATCAAATTAAATGAAAAAATTATTAGTTATGTTTTTAATGGTAACATCTTTATCATTAAAAGCGCAAGAACAGTTTGAAGGTGCTTGGATAAGCGAAACCTCAAGTTATTACACGGTTATACTAGCTAGTGAGTACAGGGTTTTAAGTGTTCATAATTTTAGTTTTTACGAAAACCAAATTATTACAGAAAAAATTTTATCTCAAAATAAAAACAATTTTAAAACAGCTTTATACAACCCTGTAAATGGCTATTCGGTTAATATAGATTATAGAACGCAACATAAAGATACGCTTGTTTTAAGATTTACAGGCGACTTAAATAAAACAATAAAGTTAACAAAAATACTAAACTATTAAAAACTATGAAATTAAAAAACGGACCCCTACAAAGAGCTGGTTACGATAAAGATGCTACATCTCCTTTTCAACAAGATCAAGATCCAGTTTTAGATCCTAATTCAGGAACTAGGATAGCGGCTGGACTAAGAGACGAATTTGGTACTTTAGTTCCTGAAGGAGACTTTACTTCAGGTGTCACCGTTTACGCAAAAGAGCCTGAAAAAAATCAAAAAGTTTTAAAAAAATTTCAACAAAGTCTCCGTGACTACTACCCAATAGGTAACGTATCAGATGATAATGCGGCGAGTCAATTAAAACGGGCTGAAGTTCTAAAACCCGAGCTAATGGCTGATGTAAAAGATGGCACACTTGATCAAAGGATGGCTGGTGCGGATAAATTTTATTTAAAGAAAATGAAGATTGTCCAAGAAAAGGCTAAAGAACATAGAGCAAAACAAAAAAATTAAATAATGAAATTAAAAAACGGACCACTACAAAGAGCTGGCTACAACAAAGAAGCCACCACGCCTTTCATGCAAGACGAAAAAAATGGTAATAACGATAAAAATAAAAAAGACGAAAGATCTGGAGAGCCACAAAAAATTAGCTCTGTAGATTTTAGCGCTATGGAAAGTGCTGGTGCAAGAGGGGAAGCCGGTGGACTTTTACCAGCTAGTTACTTAACACAAGCAGGCGTTCCTGGTTATGAAAATAAAGAAGGTAAATGGACTATAAATGCAAAAGAAGCTGAGCAAGTTAGAGCTTACAAAGCTTCTAAAAAACAATAAATGAAAAAGCTATTAAGTCTTATATCTGGTGGTTTAATTAAAGATATCGGTAAAGTTATTGATAATTTAACTACTACAGAAGAAGAAAGATTAGCTGCAAAACAAAAATTGCAAGAACTTTTAGAAAAAGCGGATCAGGATGCTCAGGGTCAAATTACAGAGCGTTGGAAAATGGACATGCAGTCTGATTCGTTCTTATCTAAAAATATTCGCCCATTAGTACTTGTTTATTTAACTTCTATATTTACTATTTTAGCTTTTGCTGATGGTAACGTTGGAGGTTTTCAAGTAGCTGAAGAATACATACCAATATTTCAATCACTTTTAATAACTGTGTATGGGGCTTATTTTGTTGGTAGAACCTGGGAAAAGAATAAAAAATCAAGTGATAATAAAGATAAGTAATTAAAATAATCTAATTAAATTAAATCAAATGAGTAAAATTACAAAAGAGCAATTGGAAAAAATCCAAGAGCAACAAGGAAAATTACAAAACATTTTAACTGAAATCGGTGTAATGGAGGTTCGTAAACACGAAGCCATGCACGCTCAAGCTGTTCTCTCTCAAGAAATTGAAGAAACTAAAAAAGAGCTTGAAGAGCAGTACGGTGCCATCAACATTAATATGCAAGATGGTAGTTACACTGAAATTAAAAAAGAAGACGAAGCTGAATTAGCCGTCGTTAAGTCAGAGGAATAATGAGTAGTGTAATTAGAAAAATAAGTATAGGTTCTGATTACAAGAATGATGCGATGCATTATGCTGTAGGTCAGCAGGTTTATGGTGGTCATGAAATTTCTCATATACTACATAGTGAGTCTGACAACTCTTACAGTATACACATTAAAAAAAACAACGAGGTATTGCCATGGAAGAAGTTTAATTCTAACATGGCTATATCCGTTGAATATGATTTAACATATTAATGAAAAGTTTATTTGACTTTATCGTAAAGCCTATTAATAAGCGATACGATAATGAAGTTAAAATAGGTGACAAAAGCCTAGTAACTAATGCTAGCACAGAAAACTTTAGAGCAGTAAGTAATACAGCAGTGGTTGTTTCAACACCATCTGCTTATTCTACTTTAATTAAAAAAGGTGATATAGTAATTATTCACCACAATGTGTTCAGAAGTTTCTTTGATGCTAGGGGTAAGCGAAAAGATAGCAGATCTAAATTTATAGATGATCTTTACTTCTGCTCACCCGACCAAATTTATCTATACAAAAGTGATAATAATTGGAAAACTTTTCAAGATAGATGTTTTATAAAACCTTTGTTAGATAATAACGATCTAACACTAGATAAAGAAAGAAAGCTTATAGGAATACTTAAATATGGTAATAGTTCCTTAGAAGCTGCTAAAATCGTTCCTGGTGACCTAGTTGGTTACACACCGTTTGGTGAGTTTGAATTTATTATAGACGACGAACGATTATATTGTATGAAATCAAATGATATTGTAATTAAGTATGAACACCAAGGAGACGAAAAAGAATATAATCCTAGCTGGGCAAAAAGCAGTTGAGGAATTAATTAAGGTAGCTAAAGAAGCTATTGTTGATTCAGATGATGATTTATCAGCTGATCGTCTTAAAAATGCGGCTGCAACTAAAAAGCTAGCTATATTTGACGCGTTTGAAATACTTAAACGTATTGAAGACGAGGAAAACATACTAAATAATAAAACTGTAGAAAAGAAGGAAAATTCTTTTAAAGGTTTTGCTGAAGGAAGGTCTAGATAATGTACGAGCAATCATTATTTAAAATATTACCTAACCATATTAAGCCTAAAGTAATAGATAAAAAAAATAGGTATAATAAATGGGAGTATGGTTACAATGAAGAGTTTGATGTTGTTGTAATTAGTAAGACTGGTAAAATAGGTGATATATACGAAATACAAAATTTAAAAATAGCTTTACCAAAAAGTCAAGATGTTTATAAATTTGAAGATAACAAATGGAAACCGTTTGAATATCCAAAAGAATTACAAAGAATAAAAACTATATTCGATTGGAAAGCGTACGATGAAGATTTCAAAGAAAAATGGTACGATTATATCGACAATGAGTTTAAACGTCGTGAACAAGGTTTTTGGTTTAATAACAAAAACAAACCTACTTATATTACTGGCACTCACTATATGTATTTACAGTGGTCCAAAATCGACGTTGGAAACCCAGACTTTAGAGAATCAAATAGGTTATTTTATATATTTTGGGAAGCTTGTAAAGCAGATAGAAGATGCTTCGGTATGTGTTATCTTAAAAACAGACGATCAGGATTTTCTTTTATGGGATCTGGAGAAATTGTTAACCAAGCTACAATATCAAGTGATGCTAGATTTGGTATATTATCAAAATCAGGACCTGATGCAAAAAAAATGTTTACTGACAAGGTTGTACCTATTTCAGTTAACTACCCGTTCTTTTTCAAACCCATACAAGACGGTATGGATAGACCGAAATCAGAACTTGCATATAGAGTTCCAGCGTCTAAGCTTACAAGACGGAACATCACTTCAACAGATAGACCAGAAGAACTTGAAGGGCTTGATACAACCGTTGACTGGAAAAACACTGGAGACAACAGTTATGATGGTGAAAAATTAAGACTACTAGTACACGATGAAAGTGGAAAGTGGGAGAGACCTAATAATATTTTAAACAACTGGCGAGTAACTAAAACTTGTTTACGATTAGGTTCTAGAATTATTGGTAAGTGTATGATGGGTTCAACATCAAATGCTTTAGATAAAGGTGGTGAAAACTTTAAAAAACTTTATTATGCATCAGATGTCACAAAAAGAAACCGCAATGGACAGACTAGCTCAGGATTATATAGTTTGTTCATACCTATGGAATGGAACTACGAAGGATTCATCGATTCTTATGGCGCACCTGTATTCGAAACGCCAACAGAAGATACACGTGGACCTTTTGGAGATCCAATAACCCAAGGCGTAATAGAACATTGGCAAAATGAAGTCGATGGTTTAAAAAACGACCAAGATGGTTTAAATGAATATTATAGACAATTTCCTCGTACAGAGGAGCACGCTTTTAGAGATGAAGCAAAAGAGTCTTTATTTAACTTAACAAGAATATATCAGCAAATAGATTATAACGCTGATTTACAAAATACAGCTACCATAACAACAGGTAGCTTTCAATGGGAGAATGGTATTAAAGATACTAGAGTTTTATTTTATCCAAATAAAGACGGTAGGTTTAAAATATCTTGGGTACCACCATCTGATTTACAAAACAGAATAGTTATTAAAAACGGTATTAAATACCCGGGAAATGAACACTGCGGTGCTTTTGGTTGTGATAGCTATGATATATCTGGTACAGTTGATAAAAGAGGTTCTAACGGATCTTTACACGGGCTTACAAAGTTTTCAATGGAAAACGTACCACCAAATTTATTTTTTTTAGAATACATAGCTAGACCGCAAACTGCTGAAATATTTTTTGAAGATGTTTTAATGGCTTGTGTTTTTTACGGTATGCCTATTCTTGCAGAAAATAATAAACCAAGATTACTTTATCATTTTAAAAGAAGAGGTTATAGAGGTTTTTCTATAAATAGACCAGATAAAGTTTATAACAAGTTGTCTGTAACAGAAAAAGACATTGGTGGAATACCCAACTCTAGCGAAGATATGAAACAAGCGCACGCGGCTGCTATTGAAACCTATATTGAAGAAAATGTAGGCGAGACAGTTGATGGTTATGGCAACATGTATTTTCAAAGAACATTAGAAGATTGGGCTAAATTTAATATAAATAACAGGACAAAACACGATGCTTCTATTAGCTCTGGTTTAGCTATAATGGCTTGCAATAAAAATAGATATACACCTGTTGCTAAAAAAGAATACAAACCTATCGATTTAGGAATTAAACGATATGATAACACTGGAACATCGTCAAAAATTATAAGATAAATGAAAGTATACACTAATACTAACAGCTCTTTTCCTAGCCAAGTGGTTAGCGATGAAGTAAAAGCAAGTTTAGACTACGGCATACAAGTCGCTAGAGCTATCGAAGGAGAGTGGTTTCAAGAAGGTAGATCTGGAAACAGATATGCTCAAAGTTATAGTAATTTTCATCAATTAAGATTATACGCTAGAGGTGAACAATCAATAGCTAAATATAAAGATGAGTTATCAATTAATGGTGATTTATCTTATTTAAATTTAGACTGGAAACCTGTACCTGTTATACCTAAGTTTGTAGATATCGTAGTTAACGGCATGTCTAACAAAGAATACGATATCATCGCTTATGCTCAAGATCCTGAATCTCAAAAGAAAAGAACAGATCATGCTAATAATATAGCCGCTGATATGGTTGCTCAGGATTTAATAAAAGAAGCTAAAGCTAATACTGGCGCTGATTTTTCAAGATCAAGTATACCACCAAACGAACTACCTCAAACTTTAGAAGAGTTAGAGCTTCATATGCAATTATCTTATAAACAAGGTATTGAAGTTGCTGAGGAAGAAGTAATAAATAATACGTTAGCTAGAAATAAATATAATTTAACTAGACGTAGAATAAATTACGATTTAGCTGTGTTGGGCATCGGTGCTGTTAAAACTACTTTTAATCCTTCTAACGGTATAAATATAGAGTATGTTGATCCAGCTTATATGGTGTATTCATATACAGAAGACCCAAACTTTGATGACGTATATTATGTTGGTGAAGTTAAATCTATAACTATATCTGAACTTAAAAAACAATTTCCTAATATATCTGATGCTGAATTAGATAAAATACAAAAAATGCCAGGAAATTCTCAGTATATAACTGGTTGGGGTAATTATGATGAAAACACTGTTCAAGTTATGTATTTTGAATACAAAACTTATATGAATCAGGTTTTTAAAATAAAACAAACAGAAAACGGTTTGTTAAAAGCTATAGAAAAAACTGATGAGTTTAATCCTCCACCAAATGATAATTTTGAAAGAGTTAGTAGAAGTATAGAGGTTTTATATAGTGGAGCTAAGGTTTTAGGTAATAATCATATGCTAGAGTGGAAATTATCAGAAAATATGTCAAGACCATATGCTGATACTACTAAAGTAGAGATGAATTACTCTATATGCGCGCCTAGAATGTATAAAGGTAGAATTGAGTCTTTAGTAAGTCGTATTACTGGTTTTGCTGACATGATTCAATTAACTCATTTAAAACTACAACAAGTAATGTCTAGAATAGTACCTGATGGTGTATTCTTAGATATGGATGGTTTAGCAGAGGTTGATCTAGGTAATGGTACAAATTACAACCCAGCTGAAGCTCTTAACATGTATTTCCAAACTGGTAGTGTTGTAGGTAGATCACTTACACAAGATGGTGGAATGAACGCTGGTAAAGTTCCAGTTCAAGAATTAGCATCATCTTCTGGTCAAGCTAAAATACAAAGTTTAATTGGTACATATGAGTATTATTTAAAAATGATACGTGATGTAACCGGATTAAACGAAGCTAGAGATGGTTCTTCACCAGATAAAGACTCTTTGCTAGGATTACAGAAGTTAGCTGTAAATGCTTCGAATACCGCTACTAGACATCTTATGCAAGCTCAACTTTATCTAACTCTTAGAGTCTGTGAAAACATATCTTTAAAAATAGCTGATTCATTAGCTTTTCCATTAACAGCTAATTCTTTAAAAGAAAGTATATCAAATTATAATTTTCAAACTCTTAAAGAAATAGATTCTTTAAATCTTCATGATTTTGGTATTTATTTAGAGTTGGAACCTGATGAGGAAGCACAAGCTCAATTAGAGCAAAATATACAAGTTGCTTTACAGTCTGGTGGTATTGATCTTGATGACGCTATTGATATACGACAGGTTAGAAACCTTAAAATGGCTAACCAATTGTTGAAACTTAAAAAGAAAAAAAGACAGCAAGAAAATCAAGCAGCTCAACAAGCTAATATTCAAGCTCAAGCGCAGGCTAATGCTCAAGCTTCAGAAGCTGCTGCTTTAGCTGAAGTTCAAAAACAACAAGCTCTTACACAAGAAAAAGTTAGTATAGAACAAGCTAAGTCTCAATTTGAAATACAACGTATGCAAACAGAGGCTCAAATTAAAAAGCAATTAATGGCTGAAGAGTTTAGTTATCAAATACAATTAGCTCAAGCAAGAGCTAAAGCAGAAAGAGATAAGGAAGAAAAAATAGAAGATCGTAAAGACGAAAGAACAAGAATACAAGCAACTCAACAATCAGAAATGATAGCTCAAAGACAAAACGATGAGTTACCTAAAAACTTTGAATCTGCTGGGTTTGATACTCTTGGAGGTTTTGGACTTGAACAGTTTGAACCTCGGTGAGAATAAATTTTTAACTATTTAATTATATTATATTATGTCAGAAGTAAAACAAGAGGGAGAGTTTTCTTTAAAAGGTAAGAAAACTAAACCAAAAGATTTAGGAAAATCTACAAATGAAGTTGTAAAAGTTGATTTGTCAACTCCTGTAGAAAAACAAGTTGAACAAGAAATTACTAAAGTAGTAATTGGTTCAGAAGAAAAACAACCAGAAGAAAATGCCAATACAAAGCAAGAAGCAGCAGGCGTGGTTGCAGATCAACAATCCGGAGTTATACAAAAAGTGGTTGAAGAAGTACCATCAGAACAAAGCACCGTTCAAGATGAAACTCCAATCATTCAAGAAATAACAGAGGAAGAAGTACAAAAAGAAGTAAAACAAGTTGAGCAACAAGTAAAAGAAGCTATTAGAGATGAAAAGGTATTAGGTAAACCGCTACCAGAAAACATCGAAAAACTAGTTTCATTTATGGAGGAAACAGGAGGTAATATTAATGATTATGTCCGTTTGAACGCTGATTACTCTAGTGTTGATTCAAACACGTTATTAAAAGAATACTATAAAAAAACAAAACCTTATTTAGAAGGTGATGATATAAATCTTTTACTTGAAGAATTTTCTTATGATGAAGATTTAGATGAGGAAAGAGATATACGCAAGAAAAAGCTTGCGTTTAAGGAAGAAGTTGCAAAAGCCAAAAACTTTTTAGAGGAAACTAAGAGTAAATACTACGACGAGATCAAGTTGAGACCGGGCGTAACTCAAGAACAAAAAAAAGCAATGGACTTTTTCAATCGATATAATGATCAGCAAACAAAAGCCGAGCAACAACATGAAGAGTTTAAAAACCAAACTAAACAACTTTTTAACGAAGATTTCAAAGGTTTTGATTTCAACTTAGGTGAAAAAAAGTTTAGATATGGTGTAAAAGATCCTTCAAAAGTTGCAGAGAACCAATCAAACATTAATAATCTTGTAGGGAAGTTCCTTAACGAAGATGGTAGTGTAAAAGATCCGGTTGGTTATCACAAAGCTATGTACGCTGCTTCAAATGCTGACACTATTGCAAATCATTTTTATGAACAAGGTAGAGCTGACGCTGTTAAAGAAGTTGTCAATAGTTCTAAAAACCCTAGTTCAGCTCCAAGGCAAATCGCTCAAAGTGATTTTAAAGATGGTATTAAAGTAAAAGTGTTAAACAACGATGCATTAAGTGCATCGAAATTAAAAATTAAAAAATTTGGATTTAACAATTAAAACAATTAAAAAATGGCTTTATCACCAACATTCGGTTCAATTAAACCGAGTCAAAAACAACAAATACTATCTGATAACTATTTAAATTTTACAGATGGATCAGGAAATAATTTTGCACAACAATATCTACCTGAAATTTATGAGCAAGAAGTAGAGCGTTATGGAAACAGAACTCTTTCTGGATTCTTGCGAATGGTAGGCGCTGAAATGCCTATGACTTCTGACCAAGTAGTATGGTCTGAACAAAACCGATTACATATCGCTTATGATTCTGTAACTGTTGCTACAGCAACTACTTTAACATTTGCTTTAGGAGGTTCTGGTAAAACTTTTGTAGATAATGTAATTTCAAAAAACCAAACTATTGTAGTTTTGGATCCTGCTAACGGTCTTGAAGTTACTGCTATTGTTACGCAAGTTACAAACACACCAACTCTTGCTACCTTAACAGTTGCCACTTATACTGGAGCTGATCTTGATGCCACGTTCAACGTTCTTGATTCAGGTCTTAAGATTTTTGTATACGGTTCTGAGTTTGCAAAAGGAACTGGAGATGCGGATCTTGTATCAATCACTCCTTCTTTCACTCAATTTTCTAACTCACCTATCATCATCAAATCTAAATACGCTATTTCTGGATCTGATACTGCTCAAATCGGTTGGGTTGAAGTTGCTACTGAAGACGGAACTGGAGGATATCTTTGGTACTTGAAAGCTGAGTCTGAAACTCGTCTACGTTTTGAAGATTATTTAGAAATGTCTGTAGTTGAAGGTACTTTGGCTGCTGCTGGTTCTGCTGCTTTGGCTGCTGGTAAAAAAGGTACTGAAGGTCTTTTCGCTGCTATAAAATCAAGAGGAAATGTTTACTCTGCGTTTGCACCAGCTTCTGGAGACTTGAGTCAATTTGATGATATTCTTAAAAATCTTGATACTCAAGGAGCTATTGAAGAAAACATGCTTTTCTTGAACAGAGGTACTTCAATCGCTATCGATGATATGCTAGGTGGTGTATCAAGCGGGACTAATGGTGGTGTTGCTTTTGGATTGTTTGAAAATTCAGAAGATATGGCACTTAACCTTGGTTTCTCTGGATTCCGAAGAGGTTCTTATGACTTTTACAAAACTGACTGGAAATACTTAAATGACGC